TTTTGCTTTCGATGGAATGGGAAAAATTGTTGGAAAAGTTGTGTCTCACATCTTTCAAGCTCAGTATGGTGTTCCAACAGAGATTGCAGAACTTGAAGTTTTTATGAATGGAATTCAACAATGGTTTGTTGATGTTCAAGCAATTGTAGAACTTGGAACGTTCGACCGATTGGAAAGAGAACCTGCACTTTGTGCTCGTGTTCAAGAACTTTATCGTCAAGGATTTCAATTTGCCCAACAAGCCAGTGCCCTGAAAATGGAGCGTCGTCTTACACAGCCTTTTAATGTTCATTGGCAAGTTCTTCGCAAGTATTATGAGAAAGCAGGCTCTTCCAGCGCATTTACAGGTGGTCCCCGTCATGAACCTTTGATCATTTACCTTTCTGGTGAATCTGGTCAAGGGAAATCAGCTTTGATGTACTTTCTCGCAACTGAACTTCTCAAAATTGATGGAATTCCTCGTGATGTGAATGGGAAACTTGACATAACACAGGAAATCTATACTCGCATGGCAGAAAATGAGTATTGGGATGGGTACAAAAACCAGCGCATCTGTTTGTTTGATGACATCTTTCAGGTGATAGATTCATTATCAAATCCAAACACGGAAATTATGGAAATCATAAGAACTGGAAATTTGACAAAACTACCCTTACATATGGCTGAATTGAGCGATAAAGGATCAACCTGTTTCAATTCAAAGATTGTTATTTGTACTTCAAACACTCCAATTCATTCTTATTTTCCAAAATCCATTTCATGTGTTGATGCTCTTCGACGTCGTGTTGATATCAATGCTAGGATAGAAGCAAAACCTGAGTTTTGTAGGATTGACGACAGGAACCCATTTGGAAGACGATTCTTGGATCGGAACAAGGTGAGAGCCAAGTTTGGTCAAGATATGCATGAAGATGTATATCGCGTGTTTTTGGAAGATCCCATTAATGGAGATTCGGTTGAGGTCAATGGACAAAGATGCATTTCTTTTAAGGAACTTATTTTACTTGCCTCGGGTAAGTATGAAGCTAAGTTCAAAGCGTCAACCGCGATGCATGATTTCCTATCTGAAATGGCTGAAAGACCTCCCGTTGCTCAGATTGGACTTCCGACATGGGACTCACTCGCGAATTTCTTCATCAAACCACGATCTGTCGATCCACTTGAGTTTGCTCAAATGGATTTGACGCGATCGCATCTTGAAATGAAAACACCTCGTGAGTTAGGACAATTGCCCAATGACGAAGTTATCAATATTGTTAACAATATTCATCAACTCCGGTACATCTTTCATGCTCGATTGGCAAATGACATCTGGATGCAAAAGAATGAACTTAAAGCTTATCCTCCGCGTTGGATGGCATTGATTCGCTCACATGCTTCTACTGACACTGTTTGGGCTGATCTCGCGGGTCGTATTTTGGTACGTGATTGTGGTCGTGATTGTGAACTCACGTTGATTGCTGCGTCTCTTGTTGCGGAGGTTCGAGAAAGGGCTCCTGAACCGATCTTGGAACTCCTGAAAAGGAAAGCTGAAGAATACAAAGAGATGGCTGTCCCCTGGTTTGAAAAGGCAAAGAAGATTGTATCTGAACACCCGCTTTTGTGTGCTGCTGCTGCAATCGTTCCTCTCCTACTTTTCGCTCTGTATAAATGGATGGGAGTGACACAACCAACTGTATCAGATTTCTTTCATTCGAAGGAAGAACCTGGCAAGCGAGTGGTCCACAAACATCATTGTGTACGATGTGGAAAGGTTTTTGAACATGCTCATGAGATTGGTACAATCCGGGATAGTTTGAATGATTTGCCTATGTGTGGAACTTGTGCGCCTGATTGGCAAGCAGCATATAATTATGGGAAAGAAGCAGTTGAAATTTTCAATCGTGACCCTAATTATGTTTGTGCTGAAACAGAAACTGAACAAAATGCCAAAACCTTGACTTCATTTTTCACTGACGCTGAGCTAGATGAACTTTTGGAAAGCCGACTTGGACATCAATTGAAAATTGAACTCGCAACATCTGGAGATCCAAAAACTCGAAACAAAACTTTGCGAGTACAACTGACGACCTCTGGAGATCCACTTACTCGCAAACAAAAGAAAGTGACTGTTGAATCCCAATTTCGCAGTGATCGTGCCGCTCATGAAGTTTCCGAGAAGATTCTGAGCAATATTTACACGATTGCTGTTGGAGATGGAGTAAAATTCCCACATGCTCTTAAAATTGTTATGATTCGTGGACGTGTTGGACTTACAGTTGCTCATCTTCTTCCCTACCTTGAACAAAACACTCATGTTGAACTCAGTAGTCCGACGATGCCCGAAGGAATGATTTTTCCAACATCAGAATTGCATTATTACCAAGTTTATGGTCAAGACAAAGCTGTTAAAGATCAGATGCTTATTGAATTTCCACGACGATTCCCAATGCAACTGGATATTGTTAAGCACATGGCAACATCTCATGACATGACTATGCGTAAACTCCCAATTGTTCTTGTCAATCCGAGTCACAAATCCTTTGTATTCTTGAAGTATGGAGAAGCCTGTGCTTTGGATAAACCACTTGAGTATCTAGATGAAAACGACAAGTCTTTGAGTATTCGATCATATTACAATATGCGCTTGAAACAGCTCCTGGTGATTGCGGAAGTATCATGGTTGGAATCGGAAAGTCAATTCAACACAAAATTATGGGTATTCACATTGCTGGTGGTACTGGAACTGGATATGCTTCTCCGATCAATGCAAAAGATATTCTTGAAACTTTGAAACAGATTCCAATTCGCTCTCAGATTCAACTTGACATGGATCCTTTACTTAACTGTTCCAATTCAGAAATTCTACTTCCTGAAGGAAATTTCATTAGTATTGGTGAACCACTATATCCTATTCCTCGTCCAGTTAAGACCAAGTTGCGTGAAAGTGCTGTATTCGAACTTGTTACAGAAGCAACAACTGCACCGAGCGTTTTGCGTAAAGTGAAATGTCATGGTAAAGTTGTTGATCCACTGATGATAGGACTCAAGAAAGCCGGCTGTATACCTCCTCCACTTGACAATCAACTTTTGGAGGTTTGTACCAACGATGTTACTCGTGTTGTGACAGATAATATTCTTCCTGATCACAAACGAGTGCTTACCAATATGGAAGCTGTTGCTGGTATTGAAAGTGATGAATATGCCCCTGGCATAACCCGAACCACGTCTTCCGGTTATCCTCTTGTACGTTTTAGCAAAGGAAAAGGAAAACAACAATGGCTTGGGCATGATGAATATCTTCTTCCACAAGAGGTTGAAGATGAGATGATTCGTATTGAGGATAATGCTAAGCAAGGAATACGGACGCCGACCGTTTGGACTGACACTCTGAAGGATGAACGTCGACCTTTGCAGAAAATCTTGGATGCAAAGACGAGAATATTTTCCGCAGGACCGATGT